AGATCGTGGCCGCCGACTACTGGCCGGTCCCGACCTACGACGACATCCTGTTCTATGTGTAACAGACGCGTTTGATTTTGCGTGCGAAGGGGTCTCGCCTGTGCGAGGCCCCTTCTTTTTTGTCGCTTGAACCTTCTTTGAACTTGCAGCCGAGCGGGCGTTTCGCGCGTGGGCTAAGTCCTGTCATGCTCTCTGCGGCTACCAAGATGTTGAGTAAAGCCTGCTCTGATTGAAAAGTTTGCGAGCTGTTTAGCTAGCGCAAGGGCATTGAGTCTTCTTCATGTAATGTCAAAAAAGAACGAACCCGTGCGATGGTAACTCGCACGGGTTCGCACATTTTAAAGTTGGTGCCCCGTCCGAACATCTTCTCGAACCGAGATCTGCACGCTCGGGACCATCGTTCTGCTTAGGATACCACGCGTTACGCTTGCGGCATAATCTCCTGCTCGCCGTTCTCGTCGAGGTACGGGATGAGGTAGACGCCGCCCTCGTCGGTCGTGAGCAGGAGGTACTCGCGGTTGTGCCGGTCGCACACGATCTGCTGGTGCACGTCCTCGGGGAGGTCGTATATGGGGCCGTCGGTACGCGCCTCCGATACGGTCATGCCGTCGTTCGCGAAGGCGCTCATCGCGCACGACGCGAAGCCGCACGCGATGAACAGCAGGACCGCGAGCAGGGCGATCAGACCGCAGCCGCCGTTCCTGTCCTCGTCAGCAGGGCTCGGGTACGGCATGGCTACGCCTTAACGAGGAAGTCGTCTGCCTCGGGCTTGCCCGTGGCCTTGCCGACTGCGACGTAGCGGGTGTGGCCGCTGTACGACGTGTAGCGGCCCCAGACGTAGCCGTCGGCGATCTTGTACCAGTCGTCGAGCACGACGGTCTGGCCGCTTGAGTAGCTGGTGACGACATTGCCGCCGAGGGACGGCGCGTCGCGCACGTTGAGCGCGGAGACGGTACAGCGGTACTTGCCGCCGAAGTCCTCGGTCGTCTCTTGCGGTGCGGGCTGCGCCTGAGTCGAGGGCGCGGGGGCGCTCGACGCGGTGATGCCGAAGCACTCGAGGTAGATACGCGCGAGCTCGTCGATGTTGGAGTTGAACTTCTCGCGGTCGCCGTCGTTGTCGATGAAGCCGTTCTCGCACAGGCGGTAGTTGATGCCGCGTGCCGCGGCTCGGTTCACGTTGGCGAGCTCGGAATGGTACACGATCTTCTCGGCGCGGCCGGGCATGAACGCCGACAGCTTGTCGGCGAGGGCCTTGTCGTAATCGTCGGGCTCGAAGCCGGACTTGATGATGACGTGGGCACCGTGCGCCGTCGCGATTCCGCTGGCGTCCATGTGCAGCTCCACCACCGGGGCGTCGGTGTTCAGGCGGTTGACGCCGCCGTCAGCGTACCAGTTGCGGGACATGTCGCCCAGCTCGACCTCGGGGCCGCCGAGCTCCTTGATGCGCTTGCCGAGGGCTCGGACTCGCTCCGCCTCGGTATAGCCGCCGGCGCAGCAGCCGGGGTCGCCGGCTCCGTGACCGCAGATAATGAACAGCTTGGCCATGGCTAGCCCTCCTTCTTCACGTCGCCGAGCGCCAGGAGCGAGTCCAGCCACTTGGACGTGACCCCAACGGCCTTGAATGCCGCGTATGCAACTTGCACACCGCCGACGCAGGCGAAGATCGAGGTGACCCATGATGCCGGGTCTGCCGGGATGCCGCCCGCCATCGCGGTGAGCACCCCGGCAAGCACGGACACGGCGATGGCGATCCATCTGGCGGCGTTGCCGCTCATGGCCTGTGTTTTGATTGCCTGCACGATATACGGCACGACGAGTACCGTTACAACCGTGAGGCACGCTTGAATCTCTGTCATTGTTTTTCTCCTTGCCTATTTATCCGCAAGCTCCCTGTCGTACAGGAAATCGACGCGGTCGCACATGTGGTCGACTTTCGCGGCCATGCCTTGGCTGCGCGTCTGGCTGTGCACCAAATCGTTGTGAAGGACGTCATTGGACGCGACAACCGATTCCATGAGGGCCTTCATGCCCTCCATGAGCGCGTTGCTTCGTTCCATCTGGGCGGCGATGCGTCCCTCCATCTGGGACCGTTCGCGGTCGCGCTGCGCCCTCTCGTCGACTTCGGCCTGCTTGCGCTCCTCGCGCTTCAGGTCGAGCTCGCCCTTCCGCTGGTTCTGGCGTTTGTACTCCTCGAGAAATTGTTTCCCGAAATAGAACGCAACGAGCGTCAGGAGCACGCCGCCAAGCCAGGCCGGTCCGTAAGGCGCAAAAAGTTTGAGCACTTCCATCCTGGGCGCCCTCCTTCCGCCTATTCGGCCGTGTACTCCTCGCCGGTGATCTCCTTGTACTCGTCGGCGGTGATCCACTTGCACCCGACGGCCTTGTGTACTCGCGCCTTACTCCAAAGGGGTCGGTCGTAGTACTTCTTGACGAGCGCGAAGTGCTCGGAGTGCTCGTCGGTCTTCTTCGTCGGCATTACTGGTCACCTCCGACCGTCATGAGCAGGTAGTCGATGTTCGCCGTGTTCTGCTCGGTCTGCGTCGGCTTCGACGCCTGCTCGCGCATCTGGCCGAGCAGCGCCGGCACGTCGGGCGTCTCGCCTCTGTCGTAGGCGGCGAGTGCCGCGGTATAGGCCATCTTCTTGGCCTTCTGCTCGATGTACGAGTCGTCGTCGATGACGCCCGCCTCATGGGCCGCGTCGGGGTCGCCGAGCTGCGAGAGCAGGTTTCGCAGCGCGTTCACCTCGGCCTGCGTGCCGTCGTCCATGATGTCGGGACGCTCCTCCTCAGTGTCCATGCGGACTCCTTTCTGCTAGGGGATGTGCGGACATCGTATCGGCGGCGTGAGACTGGCTGGCACCGACGACGAGCTCGGCGAACAGCCGGTCGAAGTCGCGCACGATCCAGTGCACGTCCATGCGGAACCTCGGCCTGCCGTCGCCCCGTTTCCGCTCGAGAGACCCGCGGAACGACATGTAGGAGACGTATGCCTGCTCGAGCGTCATGCTCCCCTCGGCGACCATGCGTGCATGTGTGCGCAGTTTTCGGCGCTCACGCGCGAGGGACTTGGGTATCGGCGTCACGACGATCCTGCCCGACTCGGTGAAGCGGAACCGCTTCTTGAGGAACGTGAACCCGCGCGTGAGCTTCACCACCCTTGTCTTCCTCTCGTTGATGGTGATGCCGAGCGACGAGCACAGGGCGCGGGCGGCGTCGAGGAACCGCCAGAGGGTCTCCTTGTCGAGCGCTATGAAGTAGGAGTCGTCCATGTACCGGCCCGACGCCTCGATTCCGCGCCAGCGCTCGCCGAGATGGTCGAGCGGGGACGGTATGGCGACGGCCAGCGCCTGGTTCGGCTCGCTGCCGAGCCCGAGCCCGATCCTGCCGTTCGCCTCTATCTGCAGGCGCATGAACTCGACGGCCGCGGGGTCTGTGAGCGTCCGCCTCACGAGGTCGAGCGCCGTTCCGTGGTCGATTGTCCCGAAGTAATCGGAGAAGTCCATGAGCAGGACATAGCCCTCCGCGCCGTGCCTGCGGTAATGCTCGGCGAGCTGCCCCTTCAGGCGCATGAGGGCGTAGTCCGTGCCCCTGCCGCGCATGTTGGCCGCGCATCCCGGCGTGAGCGTCGGCCACACCGCCGGGGCCATGACCGCCCTCGTGACCGCCTTCTGTATCACGCGTTCGGAGAACCGCGGGGCGGCTATCGCCCTGTCCTTCCCGCGCTCGATGACATGGAACCGTACGAAGCCCTTGCGGATGTCGTTGCCCGCCAGGAGGTCCCGGCGTGCGTAGAGCGAGTTGCGCAGGGAGTGGGTCATGTATCGCTGGACGCTCGCCTTCCAGCGGACGCCCTTGGCGGCGTCGCGTGCCGCCTCGTGGATGTTGTCGATGCGGGCGGCATTGGAGATGGTGAGGGCCGCGCAGCGCTTCGCCCTGTTCGCGGCCCTCTTCGCATCGCGCCTGGCTCTCCTGGCCTTTCGGCGCTCATCGCTATTCATGATGGCATCCCGCGCGGCCTTCGCCTATGGGCGCCGGCGTTCCCAGGCCGCTTAGGGAGGAGCAATGAAACCGCGTCGAGCGCCGAAGCTCGCGGCCATGCAAGGAGCGGACTGCCCTCCCAGCGGGATGCGTCTTTACGGGCACGTGCCCGAACGTCGGCCCTTCCTTCCTCATGTGCTCGGAGCCTCGCGCATCGGCGAGACTGTCTGGCGTGTATGAGCAATCCCACGCGCGGGCGAATCCAGTCGTTTGTGGCATCGTTGTAGTTGGCGTTGCCGTTGTTGTTGACGTAGCAGACGTTCGCAGACGAGCCACCCCTAACGGAACGGAGCCACCAGTTGTAGCGGTTAACAAGGGACGACGTCCTGCCATTCTACCGCGCCCCGATCAGCTTGACGCCCTTGCGTGCGCCCTTGAGCAGCTTTATCTCGGAGTCGACGAGTCCCGCCATGCGCTCGAATGCCCCGGCGTGCTGCGTGTCTCCCTTACGGCGGCACACCTCAAGGTATGCCTGCGCGTCTTGGTACAGCTGCTCGCAGTCGGCGACGGCCAGCGTGAGGTAGCGCTTGCGTGCCGCGACGTTCTCGGCGGTGTTCGGGTAGAACGCCTCTGACTTGACGATGTTGTAGACGACGCTGCGGGCAGTCTCTGCCATCGGGACGGCGAACGTGAAGCGCTGCGATTTCGGGATGGCGCTCGATGTGACGATGCAAAGCACCTCCACGCGCAGCTCGATGGCCGTGTTGTAGAACTCGCGCTCGCTCAGGTTTCTCAGTCTCTCCGGTACTCCGCTCAAGGCGGTCCTCCTTTCTCAAGGCGCACGCGCAAGGCGTGCGCCAAGGTGAGTGTTCGGTACGGTCCGCTTCGCTACCCTAGGAGGAAGCCCACGCGCGGGCGAACCCAGTCGTATGCGGCATCGTAGCAGTAGGCGATGCCGCTGTTGTAGACGTAGCAGACGCCCGCAGACGAGCCACCCCTAACGGAACGGAGCCACCAGTCGCAGCGGCTACCGTTGAGTCGGTGCGCGGTGTCCTTGAAGAGGTCGAACTGGCAGTCGAAGCCGACAGAGTAGCCGGGCGTGCCCCAGACCGGGCATCCGTAGACCTCCATCTCGGAGAGCGACCAGACCTTGCCGATGTCCTGCCAGCTCCAGTTATTGGAGTCGGTGAGCGCACCGGAGGCGCTGTAGCGCTCCTCTAGCAGCACGCGCTGCGTGAGTATGTACTTGGTCAGGCCCTCGGGCAGGCACGCCTCGAAGGCCGTCTCCCAGCCCTTGAGCTGCGAGCACAGGTACGGGTTCTTGACGTCAGCCGTGCCCTGGTTGGTGTTCGTCTTGTTCCACGGGATGTACGAGGAGTTGGCGACCCCGTCGTAGGACGAGCTGACCGCGATGGGAGCGGAGGCCACGAACGCGATGTGGTGTCCCTTGCTGCGGTCGTCGCACCACAGGTACGGGTCGATGTGCGCGATGACGAATCGCACGGACTGCTGGCCCGCCACGCCGGACGCGGAGACGAGCGGCACGTCGATGTAGTCGCCAACGCGCAGGCCCGCGAAGTTGTTCGCCACGATGCGCTTGTGCAGCGCGTCGTAGACCGTGCCGCCGCCGATTTCGCCGGCGAGCAGCGTCGCGATGCTCTGCCCGCCGTACTTGCCGATGAGTGCCAGGCGGTTGCACTCCGAGCCGTCGAGCGCTGCCTCGGCGTTGGTGCGGGCGGTCTGGTCGATGATCGGGTAGCTCGTTCCACCGACCGAGAAGCGCTCCGCGTTTACGTTTGCCATTTCAGTTTCCTTTCTATGCGAGCACGAGTGTCGTGCCTGATACCGAGCAGGTCGAACCGAGGGTCACGGTTCCGTTGCTGTAGGACGCCTTGGACGACGGCGCGTAGACCGTCCCGCCGATGAATAAGAACTTGCCGGTGGCGTCGGCGAGCATGGTCGCGAGCGCCGCGTTCTGTTCACGCAGGTCCGAGATGTCCGAGTCTCCAGCGCTGCCCTGCGCGACCGAGTTGGCGATCTGCAGCGCCTGGCTCGCGGCGGCCTCGGCACGCGAGGCCGCTCTGTTCGCCGACGCCGCGGCATTCGCCGAAGCCTGCTGGTCGGCGGCGTGCTCGTCGTTGCGCCTGGTCTCGGCGGCTTTTCTCGCCTCCTCGTTGCGCTCTCGCGTCTGCTCGCCCGATTTCCTCGCGTTCTCGTTCGAGGTGCGCGTCGCCTCGTCGGTCCGTCTCTGTTTCTCGTTCTGGACTCGCGCCACCTCGTTGTTCGCGCGGTTCACCTCGGCGCTCAGGCGCGACTGCTCGTTCGACGCCCTCGTATTCTCGGCGGAGACGCGTTTCTCCTCCGCGGCGTTGGCCCTGTCCGTCGCCGAGTTGCACGCGGAGGCGGCCGCATGTGCCTTATTGGCCGCGTCCATCGCTATCGTCGACGCGATGTAGTAGATCTGGCCGTCGGTCGTGCGCACCCTGTCGACGTTTCCGTTCGCGTCGAGCATCAGTGCGGCGTACTTCGTGGTGTCTGCCATCAATCCCTCCCTTACTTTGCTATGAGGCCCGTGACTATCGCCTGCGGGCCGATGGTCTCGACGATGCAGCGGTCGCCGGCCTTGGCGGCGGAGCACGCTGTGGTCATGGGGAGGCCCGACAGCGTCGCGCCGGAGATGGCCACCGTCGCCGTCGCGCCCGAGACGGATCGCACCGTCCCGAGCCCGACGGAGTGGCCGGAGCCTCCCTGCGGCGAGAAGAGCGACGCGAGCTGCTCGCCCGCGTCGGCTATGGCGTTAGCGTTCAAAGCGCCTCATCTCCAATTCCATCGGGCATCCTCCCACGAGGGTGAGAGTCTGCTTTCGTATCGCGAAGTTCCCGGATATTCCGGCGCTGGGCCAGCGGACCTCGATGGCATCCGCCACGGTGACCGGCGCGTAGATATGCGTCACCTTCAGCCTGTGGATCGCCGACTGCTGCGTGCGCAGCAGCGTGGCGGCCTCTGCGTTCGCGCTGGCCTGCCGCTCCTCCGGCGTCGAGCCCGGCGGCAGCTCGCTCTTGGTGTACTTGGCGGATTTGCGCCAGCCGCGCGTCACCGTCGAGTATTGGCTGCCCGGGTCGGCGTCTATCGCCGTCCCCCTCACGCTCTCGTCGGTCGTCGAGTAATCGACGTGCACGACGTTCGCCACGCTCGACTTGTCAAGCTCCTCGGTGCCGCCGTCCTCGAACCTCGCCTCCTTGCCCTCCTCCATGACCATGGCGGAGGCTCGCTTGTCGGGCTCGACGTAGCGGCGGAGCAGAACGCGGCCCATCGGGTCGCACGACGCGGCGCTGAACCCGGCGGCATCGAGGAGCGCGTTCACGGCTTTCAGGCGGGTCGCGTAGCTGCTCCCGCCGTTGCCGATGGCTCCGACGACCCATGTGGTCGTGAGCTTGAAGTCGGACGGCTCGGCGACGACCTCGAGCCCGGCCTCCCGCAGCAGCCTCGCGGCCTCGTCCACCGCGTTGCTGCCGGCTGCCAGCGAACGCGGGGCGTCGAACTCGTCCTCGGCGACCTCGGACAGCCTGCCGGACAGGTCCGCCTCGGACGAGTTGTATCCAGTGGAGCGCTTGGGCGTGGAGACCACGAACGTGCCGAGCGGCTCGGATGCCGTCGTGCCGTCCGGGAACTCGGCATCCAGGTAGATTCGCAACAGGTCGCTACCGAGATCGAGCTCGCCGAGATATTCGACCTTGCCGGTCTCGTAGCTGGTGTCCTGGTTGCGCTCGATGCTCCCGCCGTTTCTGATGTTCCTCAGCCGCTCGACGTCGAGACCGGTCTTTCTGTCCACGCGCATGTATCTGTACGACGCCGCGAAGCGCTTCTTCCAATCAGGCATTGCTCGGCTCCTCGAATACGTCGTGCTCGACCTTTACAGAGGCGGACCATAGCCCGGCCGACTTGGTCGACTCGTTGAACGTCATCGCGCCGAACGCCCGCTCTCCCGCGAGGCCGCGCCACCATCCCTGCCACTGCGTGCGCATGATCCTGCGGAGCAGGTCATGGCCGTCACGCTCGAGCAGGCACGAGGCGGATGTCGCGAGGTCGGACTCGTCGAGCGCGTAGGACTGCGGGAGGCCGCCGTTCGCCCCGCCGTCCGCGAAGTGGAAGCTGTTGAAGCTGCGTGCGGCGGATGTCGAGTACTCGGCGTTGAGCTCCATCTTGAGCAGCGTCGAGGCGTCCTGCCCGAAGTTGAGCGCCATGCCCTCGGCGTGCAGGTTGGCCTTCGCCTCGGAGAACGACGACGTGCCGTTCGCGGCTGTTCCGGTCGCGCGGTACTTGAAGTCCGAGTTCAGCGGAGGCACGCGGTCGATTGTCTCCTGGGCGTCAAGGAGGCTGGACGTCAGGACGTGGTTGCCCTCGTCGAGCACCCGTTCGACGACGAAGCCGACGCATTTCGCCGCGGCGCCAAGCACGAGCTCGTCGCCGTCGCACGTGATGGTGCCGAGCATCGGTATCTCGCCGGTGTCCTCGTCGTAGGCCATGGGGCATAGCAGCGTCGTCTCCTTGACGTTGTATGCCGAGACGCCGTTCTCGACCTTCACGTGGCACGTGAGGTCGTCGCCGTATGTCACCGTGACGACGGGGGTTGCGGGCTCGGCCCAATGCGTCCTGAACCGGCGCGTGGCGGTCTTGGACAGGCCGGAACCGCCGGTCACCGTGAGCGTTATCAGGTAGTCGATGCCGTTCTTAACGGTCGCGTAGCTTCCGAACTCGACGGGCTTGAGGTCCGTGATGTCGGAGATGGCGACAGTCGGGCCTCCGACCTCGGACAGCGTGATGGTCGCGTTGGCGATGCCAGTCTCGTCCGATGCGGAGACCTTGACGGTCATCGGCACCGAGTCGATCAGCATTCCGTCGGTGCCGGGCGATTCCACCCAGCACGAGGGGTAGTCGGCGACCAGGAAGGCCGCATACGGCGACCATGCGCCCCAGTCGGCGTGGAGGCCCTTGGTGCGAACGCGCACCTTCCAGCTTCCGTTGTATTTCGCCACGAATGCGCAGCGCGAGGCGGACGACTCGATGCCGACGGTCGATACCGTGCCGTCCGGGTGCGTGAACTCCACCTGGGCGGCGCTTTGGGCGCTGCCGTCGGGGTGGTTCGGAGTCCAACTGACCATGTTCGTCGTGTTGTCATGGCGCGGGTAGACGCTCTGCAGTCCCGTGACCTTTGGGGCCAGCGGGGGCGTGATCGTCGTGACCGGGTTCGATTTCGCCCACGCCGACGCGAGCGAGCCCCTCATCGCCTTCACGCGGTAAACGACCGTGCCGGACGGCGCAGACTTGTCATGGAGGTCGAGCCATGCGGGGTCTTCGCCCTCGCTCGTGGTCGATATGTCCTTCCATGCGGAACCGCCGTCCGTCGAGCGCTGCACGGCCCATGCGTTCGCATACGCCGCCGCGCCGTACACCCTCAGCGTGACCTCGGACGCGCCCGCCTTGACGGCCTCGACGCGCGTGGGCGCGTTCGGCGTGGTGTAGGTCGCCCCGACGGACACATGCTCGGAGTTGCCGCCCGGGCCGTGGGCGCACAGCCGGTACTCGTACTTGTGCCCGGCGGCGGTCGACGTGTCGGAATAGTTCTCTCGGTCCCACGACACGTCGGCGATGTTGACCCACGAGCCGTCGTCCGTGCGCCGGTCGACGTAGACGCCCGCCCACGGGTACGCCCCGTCCATGCCCGTGTAGTCGTGCTCCCACGTGATGCTCTGGCTGGTATCGGAGACGCGCTCGAGCTTGCAGTTCTTTGGCGGGTGGGGCTGCGAGTACCCGCGCTGCGGGACCTTCGTGTAGACCGTGGCCCAGGCGTCGCCGCCCGCCGAGCCGTAGTAGTTGTCGTACATCTTGCCGTAGACGTGCACCTGTACCGCGCAGTCCCAGTCCTCGGCCCCTCTCGACACGTCCACATCGAACGTGACGGAGCTTCTGGTCGCCCAGTTGCCGTAGTTGTTCAGCAGCACGTCGTACGAGCGGTACGTTTTGCCGTTCACGATGACGTCGTAGTGGGTGCCGTACTCGGCGGCGTACTTGTCGTCGAGTGCGGCGGTCACCCTGATGCGCCTGGTGGTGTCATCGACGTTCCAGGCCTTGTCTACCGAGATGTATCCGCGGTACCAGCGGTTGAGGCCCGCGATCTGTATCTCTCTTGTGTGCTCTCCCACGGGTTACCTCCTCGCTGTGGACGAGCGGCGGGCCGCATCGACGAGCACGTCGATGGCGTTCGCAACGGCCACGTCGGCGCTTGCGGTGTTCCCGTCTACGGTCAGGTAATAGGTGTCGCCGCCCGAGACCGAGCCGACGGCCGCAGCCGCCCCCGTCTCGTAGGTGACGCTGTTTCCGCCGAACGACATGCTCAGGTCGTCGGCGAAACCAGATACGGTGGTCTTCACGCCCTCGAAGCGCTTCTTCAGGCCCGTCTCGAGGGACTGCATGATCCACCCGCCGTTCGGGATGAGCAGGCGCAGGTCCTTGCGCTTCGGGCCTTTGAGGTCCGCGATCTTGCCGGCGATGCCCGACACGAAGTCGTACACGCCGCCGATGCTCGACTTGATGCCGTTGAGCAGGCCGCTCACGATGGAGCTGCCGGCGCTGTAGAGCAGCGAGCCGAGGTTGCCGAGGGCGCTCACGATGCGGCCCGGAATCGAGGACACGAAGCTCACGACGGAGCTGATGCCGCTCGACACGCCGTTGCGGATGTTGTTCCATGCGTTGTTCAGCGTGCTCGTGACGGCGTTCCACGCCGACGACCAAATCGACTGAATCGTCGAGAGGGCGCCGGATATGACGGAGCGGACCGTGTTGATCGCGCTGCTGACCACGTTCTTGATCGTGTTCCAGATATTCGACAGCACGCTCCCGACGACCGACCAGATTGCGCTCCACACGCTCTGGATGGCCGCGAGGCCGCTTTGGATGAGCGCCTGGATGTAGGCCATGTAGCCGCTGATGAGGTTCTGGATGATGGTCCAGACGTTCATCGCTATGTCCTGAACCGCCGTCCAGACCGCGCTCCAGTCGCCGTTGATGATTCCGAGGACGACCGTGATGATGTCCTGGATGATCTGCATGGCCGACGTCACGATGGCCGAGATATACGGCCAGACCGCGTCGATTACCGCCTGGATGGCCGTCATGGTGGCGCTGACCATCGCGAGGATGATGGGCATGACCGTCGTGATGATGGTCTGTATGAGCGTGCACGTGTCGGTGATTATCGACTGGATGACCGGCATATTCGCCGTTATCAGGTCCGTTATCTGCTGGATGACCGGGGCGACGGTCGCGGCGACGGTGTCGACGACCTGCGCGACGGCCTCGATGATCGTCCCGAGAATGGGGACGAGGCTCGAGACTATCGTCGCGACGAGCGGTGCCACCGCGGCGACGATGCCGAGGAACGCGGTCGACAGCTGCATCACGGCGCCGCACACCGAGCCGAACAGCGCCTGAAGCGGCCCTATGAGGCCGGTGAGGCTCTGGAAGGCCGGGGCGAGCGACGAGGCGATGCTGCCGACGAGGCCGTTGACCGAGCCCCGGAACTGCTCGTTCGTGGCGTAGCAGTAGGCGAAGGCGGCGGCGAACGCGGCGATTGCCGCGACCGCGACGGCCGCCGGGGCCGGCAGGAGGCCGAAACCGTCCTTGACGCCCTTGAGCGCCGGCACGATGCCGCCAGTGAAGGAGTTGACGAGAGCCCCGAGCACGGGAACCTGCCCGATGAGGCCGCCCAGAGAGACGGCGGCGAGGCCAGCGAGGCCCGCGGCGGCGAGCTTGCCGCCGGTCCCGAGCTTCGAGAGGTCCACGCCCTGGATCTTCTCCGCGAGGCCGTCTAGGAAGCCGCACAGCTTCTCGACCACTCCGCCGGTTCGCGTCAGGTTGCCCTCGGCGTCGTAGGTGACGCCGAGGAACTCGCCGAACGCCTCGGAGAGCGGCTTGAGTGCGGCGCGGCAGGAGTTCAGCACGCCTCGGATTGAGTTGAATACGGGGATTGCGGAGTCCTTGAGCGGCGTCATCCAGTCCTGGCCGATCTTGGATAGCGCGGCCTTCATGTTGGCCATGGAGCCGGTGAAGGTCTCGTTTGCGGCCTTGGCGGAATCGCCGAAGGCGGAGTACATGGCATCCGAGAACGTCTGGAAGTCGATTTTGCCCGAGGTGACCATCGCCGAGACCTCGTCGGTCGTCTTGCCGAGATAGGTCGCGAGCGTCGAGACCGCGTTGATCCCTCGGTCGGTGAACTGCGCGACCTGCTCGCCCGTGAGCTTGCCGGAGGCCGCGACCTTCGCCCAGATGCCCGAGAGGTCTCCCAGGTCCTGCCCGAACGTGGCGGCGGTGCCGACGCAGCCGTTGAGGGCCTTCTCCATGTCGCCGCCGGCGGCTACGCCGGATGCGGCGAGCTGTGCGCACGCCTGTGCGGCCGTGTCGAAGCCGTAGGCCGTTCCGTCGACCGATTTCTGGATTGTCCCATAGAAGTCGCTCCATTGGAGCTTCATGCCCTTGAACATCGTCTGGGCCTTCTCGATGTTGAGGGCGCGGCTCATGCCGCCCGTGGCCGCGAGGGTCGTGACTCCCGCGGTGACGGTGCCGATGGCGGTCCCGATGGACTTCGCCACGCTCCCGAAGCTGTCGGCGAAGAAGCCGGCGACCTGCGAGCCGACGCCGGCCGCAGTGTCCTTGAGGCCCTTGAGCTTCGATGCGGAGTTGTCGACGCCCGAGTCGAAGTTCGAGCCGTCGTAGGTTCCCTTTGCGGAGAGAACGTAATCAGCCATTTCGGTTGCCTCCTCCCCAGGGCGTCCATGGCGGGTTCTTGCGGTATTGCTCCTTCAGCGCGTCGATCTCCTCGTAGGTGAAGGAGTCCTCGCGGAACTCGCCGTTGTGCCTCTTCCAGAGCCTGTAGCGCTTCTTGGAGAGGCAGTTGGCCACCGCCACCTGAACGGCGTCCTTGAGCAGGTTCGACTCGTTCACGGTGACGGTCTCAAGTTCCTTGCGCACGAAGGCGAGCTGTACGGGCGTGTGCTGCGCGTACTGCTCGTAGTCCCAGCCGAGCCGGGCGGCGAAGAAGGCGAAATCGGCCTCCCTGCTGAACAGGGAGGCGTCCCGCGCGTCCTCGCCCTGCCTCGGCTTGGCGGTGAAGTAGTCGAAGCCGGTCAGGCGCGTTAGGGCTAGTTCCCTGCGCCCATGAATAAAAAAGCGCAGTCGCGCTGAAGGGCCATCATCACGGCCTGGAACACGGCCGGGTAGCCGTTCGCCTCAATCAGCTTGTTGACGATCTCCTCGCCCTTGTTCGGGATGAAGTAGCCGCCGCCGACGAGCTTCAGGCCGTAGCCTGCGATTGCGGAAAGCTCCTTGAACGTGAAAATGCCGTCGTTCTTGTAGAAAGACGCGATGATGGGCGCGTGGCGCTCCTCGTATAGGTCGATGCGCTTTCGCGTGAAGGCGATCTCGCACTCGCGGCCCTTGATGGTGAACGTTGCGCGTTCCATCTCGTCGATGTCCTGCTCAAGCTCGCCTTTGAACACCTCTTTGGTGTTGTCTTCGAGGGCGTCTTCCAGCTCCTCGCAGGTCTCGCCGCACTCGATAAAATCGTCGAAATCCTTCTCTTCTGCCATTTGCCGGGCTCCTTAGCTGTTGTTGACGGTGATGGTGGCTGCGGTGATCTGCTCCTCCGTGGCGGTCTCGTAGAGCCACGGCTTGCCCGTGCCCTGGAACTCCATGGAGTAGGTGGTGTTGTCGTCGTTCGGTGCCTCGAAGTTGTCGGAGGACACGAGCGCGAGCCCCATGCGCAGCGGGATGTACTTGGTGTTCGCGGTGGTGCGGACGCGCTTGCAGATCTTCAGGCACAGGTACTCGCTGTCGGCGAGGGCCTTCGCGACGGTCTTGGTCGCGCTGTCGTCGGGCGAGTAGAGGCCGTCGATTGAGGCGTCCCAGCTCTTGGAGCTTCCGAACTTCAGCGTCCAGCCGCCGATGGCGTCGTCCTTGGTGGCTGCCTCCGTGTTGTCCTGGCTCATGTTGAAGCTGAGGCCCTGCTGGCCGCTCACGGCGAGCAGGTCGGCTCCGGTCTTGTCGGTGACGAGGGCAACGATGTCGTTGCCGCTGATGGCCTTGGCGGTCGCTGCGTCGAAGTTGCAGCCGATGAGGTTGGTGTCCTGTTGAGCAGTAGACATCTCGGTTCCTTCTTTCTAGTTCTTGACGCGGAGGCCGTAGCAGACGCGGAACGTGAACTCCGCAATCGCGTGGCCCTCGTCGGTCTCGTCTTTCTTGATGGTCTGCACGCCGTTGCAGGTGGTGCGGTAGAGGCTGAACGGCGCCGGGAGCCCGAAGCCCTCCGCGAGCGCCTGCTCGAGCTGCTGCACCATGCCGAGCACCTTCGCGTTGCTGTACGGGCGTACGGGCTCGCTGATGCAGTGCACCCAGACGGTGACCGCGTCGATGTACATGGTCTTGGTGTTCTCGGGCTGCGTTGACTGCAGCTCGACGCTGTAGAGCGGCGATTCGCGGTTCTCGGGGCTGTCGTAGCACTTGACGCCCGTCCCGTCCTCGATGGCCTCGATGAGGCACCCGAGGAACACCGCGAGGCTTAGTCGCTGAATCATCGCGCCCTCCCTATAGCTTCCGTAGCTGGTCGATTAGGTCTTGCCTGAATATCGGCTCCTGCGCCCTGACGTTGCGTTGGAGGAAGCGCTGTCCCTCCACGTAGCCGCCGTTTACCGTGCGGTGGCCGTATTCGACGTGGGGCGCGTAGTCCTTCGCATATCCGACGGTGTCGCCGGATTGCCCGAGGGACGTGCGGAGCTCGCCGGTATCCACCGGGGTTCCGCCGTTCGCCTTGCCGCGGTTGTAGATCTGGGTCATGTTCTTGATGACCGCGGCCTCGAACCTCACGTGCGACAGGCGGTTCAGCTTCCCCGCGAGGTCGTTGACGTCGCGTATCACGAGGCCCATGGCTTGCACCTCTTCACGCTCACGACGGTAGTGTCGCCGTCGCGCATGACGTTCTCGACCCCGTATGCGCAGCCCTTGACCTCGACGTTGCAGACCCCGTCGAAGTCGGCGCTGGGGCGCTTGGTCAGCAGGGAGCGCGATACGCTGTCGAACGCGTTCCCCTCGGTTCCGTTGCGCACGCCGTGGGAGGGGCCGAGGCGCACGAGGAAGTCGAACGCCTCGACGGTCGAGCAGACTGGGTTGCGCAACTCGTCGGTGCCGGTCTGCTCGCGCCTGAACGCCTTGGCCCTGTACAACTTCATCGACGCGCCCCCATGAACTTGATCCCCTTGGGCCGGCATACGTCGCGCAGGGCCTCGATGTCTGCCGAGTAGGCGGACAGCACGTCGTCGATGAACGAGTTGGACATGCTGCCGCCGTCCGATGCCGACTCGGAGGAACTGCCCTCGTAGCCGCGCAGGCGCAGGGCCTTCACGGCGGCGTCAACCGCGATGGACTCGGCCAGCGCCGGGAGAGATTCGACCTTGAGGCGGATGAGCAGGCGGTCGGAGACCGTCTTGAGCATCTCCTCGATGGCGGAGTCCTCGGGAACCGCCTCGTCGGGCAGGTAACGCGCCTTCACGCGGTCTACGAGGCCGGCCATGGCTAACCGTCCAGGCCGTCGGCGGATGCGGCGGAAGTCGTGTCGATGGTCGCGATGATGTGACCGTAGACGTTGGGGAGCACGGGGATGAACACGCCGGAGGCCTTCGTCCACGTCGCAACGGGGTCGGGGGTATCCCAGCGGGTGCAGGTGACGAACTGCTGCTGGCGCTTCTCGTCGAACGCGCCTCCCTGCTCGAGCTCCTCGGGGGTGACGCCCCAGAGGCCGGTGCCCACAGAGCCGTCGTAGCCCGTGGAGAGCAGGACGAACTTGTCCTCGGGGAAGAAGCGGCCCTGCGTCACGGTCGTCGGGTTCTCCGTGGAGTCGATGATGCCGTAGCGCTCCTCGTCGATCTGCACGGTGAGGCCGTCGAACTGCTGGGCGAGCAGGTTGTTCACCTGCGCGAGGCTCGGCAGGACGCCGGTGCCGTTCACGCCGAAGATGGCCTTCTGCACGGAAACGTTGCGCTGGATGAGGGAGAACACCTTCTTGGAGGTGAGCGCCACGGTCGGGGTCTGGCCCTTGCCGTTGGCGATGGTCACCCACGTGTCGATGTCGCCGAGGATGTCGGCGGCGGCGACGGCCCACTTGGCGGTCACCTTCTGGTCGTCCGGCACGCCGAAATCGACAACCATGGACACGTTGTTCTCGTTGATGGTCATCTTGCCCGTGGCGAGGGCCTCCATCTTGGCCTTCTCGACGCGGGAGACGACGGACTCGGCGGTTCGGGCGATGTCGTCGAACACGTAGCGGCGGACGGAGTCCATCTGCATGTCGAGGCCGCGGGTGATGCGGCGCAGGCGCTCGGAGAGGTTGATCTTCTCCTTGATGAGCAGGGACTCGGTCTTGACGCGCTCGAACGGCACGCGGGAACCGATGTGTGCCTCGGTGTCGAAGCCGTGGATCATGGCAACGGTGGGCAGGTTGCCGTTCTCGGCGAGGCGGGTGTACTCGGCCTCGATGTACTGCGTCTTGCGGTCGGGGAGCAGGCGGGAGCCGGTGTAGTTGCGCTGGACGTTGAAGCCCTGAGAGAAATCGAGCATCTCGCGCTCGGTGATGAGGTCGGAAATGAGTCGCATGTTCCGATTCTCCTTTCGTTAAACCAGGTAGAGGCCTGCGGCGGCAAGGGCCGTCTTCTTAGCCTTGGCCTCGGCGGATACCTTGTCGGCCTTGAGTCGGCCCTGGAAGATGATTGCGGCCGGGCACTTGTCGGTGTCGGTCATGTCGTAGTCCTCGAGGAACACGCCGTACTCGGACGTGCCCGTGAAGAGGGCTCCCGCCTTGATGATCTTGCGACCGTCGACCTCCGTGGCCATGGCCTGCGTGGCGGTGCGGGTCTTTGCGACGATGCCCACCTCGGAATCGAGGATGCTTTCGGACTCGCCGTAGGTGAACGCCTTATTGAGCGCCATCTTTCTTTCCTCCGTTCATTCGGTTGCTGTAATCGGATGCGAACTTTGCCGCGTAGGACTGCTGCGGCTTGCCGCTCGCGCCGTCCTTCGGGGGCTGTCGCTTGAGTGCCTCCTGCACGGCGGCGTCGACCGCCTTGGGGAAGATCTCCTTGATCTTGGAGATGGCGGCGTTGGTGTCGTCGGCCTTCTCCGTGACGAACATGGACAGAAGCTCGTCGCCGAGGTCGATGCCCGCGGCCTTGAGCTCTGAACGCGCGACGCCCATCTGCTCGGACAGGTTGATGCGGCGCTCGAGCGCGGCCTTCTCTCCCTGGGCCTTCTTGAGCTCGTACTGGGCACGCTGCAGGTCGTTCATGCCTGCCAGCTTCTCGGCCTCGCTGCGCTTGTCGTCGGCCTGCTGCGCCAGCTCCTCGCGGATGCGCTTCTCGAGCTTCTTGCTCTCGCGTGCGAGCTTCTGCTGGACGATCGCGTTCACCTCGTCGTCGGTGTAGGTCTTGCTTGCCGGCTTGGGGTCTGTGTCGCCCTCGCCGCCGGGCTCGCCGCCCTCTCCGTCGTCGCCCTCGGCTCCCTCGGTGCCGTCGCCTGCGGGGTCGGTTCCGCCGCCCTGCGGCGGTGTCTGGTTGCCCCCCGCGATGTTCGCGAACTTCTGTCGGTTTCCGTCTTTCGCCATGTCTTCGCACCCTCCATAAGGTTTCTCGTGGCTCATGCCTGCACGTGTTCCGTAGCTTTTAGCGGGTTCCACGCCTGCCCGATGCCGCGGCTTTTAGCGACTTCAACGCTCGGTCGGTCTTTGACCCGGCTAGTGTCCCGCGTGCGTGAGATTCGACTGCTATGAGGGGTCTAGCGCGTCCTCGAGGCACTCGAGCGTCGGCAGTCCGGCGAAGCGCATGGCCTCCTCGCCGTCGTCCGTGAGCACAACCATGGGGACTCGCGTTATGCGCTCCGAGTTGTTCAGCCTCTCCATGAGGCCGTCCCACGCCCAGTGCTCGCGCACCTGACCCGGGTATTCGGATGCGAGCGGCTCGATGACCGCCTTTCGGTAGGCCTCGCACGCGGGGCATCCCCGGCGCGTGATGTATTCGACCCTGATCACGTCTCCTCCAATCGGCAAAAGAAAAGCCCCCGTGTGGGGGCTCCGTTCTACCGTGGCGGTGAGAAGGGTATTCGGTTCTATCGGTGGATTGCCTTGTCGCGCCTGCGGATTATCTCCTCGGCCTCGTCCCGGCCTATCTCCTCAAGCCATAGCTCGCCTATGAGCACGTCCAACAGCTCCGTGTCGTCGTGCCATCGCCCGAGCGTGAAGTTGTAGGTCTCGGCGGTCCCGGCCTCGAGGTCGATGCGCGAGACGCGCCTGCCCGACTCGTCGGTGTAGTAGGTCATTTGCGCACCTCCTCGATATTCGGCGGGGTCGTCAGCCCGTCGGACAGCTCTATCATGCGCCGGACCAGCTCGGCCCTGCGCTTCGGGTCGGTATCGGGAAGCCGGGCCTCTTCGTAGAGCTTGTGCAGCTCGTTCTCCTTCAGCGCCAGCGATTCGGGCGTGTGGAACTGGAGCTCGAACTTGAAGCCGTCAGGCGTCTCGAACTGGCAGTTGACGCCGCGGTACGTCACCCCGGTGTCCTTCAGCGTGTTCTTGACCTTGACGACAGTATATCCCGCCTTCTCGAGTGCGGCCCTGATGCGGGCGAACTCGTCGGCGAAGCTCTCCGCCTGGAGACTGTAGGTGTACCGCAGCACGTCATGGATGCCGTCGGCCGCCTCCTGCTCCGTCACCACGTCCTTGTACGAGTCCGTGCGTATCTTCCGCGCGAGGGACTGCTGCCCCTTCAGCCTGAACTCGAGGCCCGACAGCAGCGAGCCGACGCGCTGGAGCGATTGCAGGAACGACGTGGTGTCGGGCTCGCGCACCATGGCGTCGGAACGCAGGCGCATCGCGTGGGTTGCCGAGTCCCCGCCGCGCTTCCGCACGTAGTCGTCTATCCACTCGTCCCAGTCCTCGACCTCGACGGTGTAGGAGCAGCGGCACCACGGGTGCATCGGCGGGAAGTTAGTCCCGGGCATCCGCTCGGACAGCTTGGCCGGGTGCTGCTTCTGGTAGGCCTCGAGGTCCCGGCACGCCTTACAGGCCTTGCCGTCGTGGATGCAGCTTAGCGCGTAGCAATCGAAGTCCTGCTCGTGGACTCTGGCCTGCGCCTCGTTGAAGAGGTACGTGCCCTCCGTGTACACGAGGCGCATCGCCGTGCGCGTGCCGCTGTGGTTCAGCCTCGTGCGGAGCTCGCGCGAGATCTCGTCGTAGGAGACGCCGCGCGCAACCAGCTTCGAGAACTCGTCGTTGAGGTATCCCGCCAGCTTCTCGCGGTTCGCCCATATCCGCGCGGAGAAGTCCCCGCCGGAGGCCCACGCCGCCCCGACGGTCGCCTTGACGATCTCGGAGTCGTAGCTGTAGAAGTCCTTCCCGAAGCCCAGCTCCTCGGCGGCGATGTTCGCTGCTCGACGCGCCTGCTCGGTGAAGTGGCGTTCGAGCTCCGTGCGCTCGATGGCACCTATCTCGTACTGCTGCAGGCGTATCTGCATCTGGATGGCCTCGAGCTCGTTGAGCCAGTAGATGGACTCGCGCACCGGCATGAGGTCGGCGTATTGCGGGTACTTCCGCGCGAACTCGTCCATGCGCTCCATG